GCAGGCAGCGAGCGCGCGGGCCTCGTTGTGGACCGCTGCCTCGAGCCATCGCTCGACTCGTGTTCGCGCGCGCCGATCTTCGCTGAGTGTCTTCGGTGTGTACTGGGAGATGATCTTGGGGAGCTCTGGCTCCGTCACCAAAACAGTTCCCCAGTGCACAGGCAGCTGCGCAATCGCACCTACTCGCGTCCACACGTAGCGCTTCCCGTTGGCGTGTAGTGACGGAGCGACGACGACTTGACCACCTTCCACCTTCACGTCGACGCCGGGCTCTCCGCCGACTCCGGCGACGTTTACGAGGCGCTTAACGTCGATCTCCGGAGGCACCGTGAAAAAAAGTCGATAGCCACGCCCAGAGTCGCAGCGAGCCGTTTCCGGGAGCGGTCCGAGCTCCGTCTCAAGCTTCGCTCCACGATCTAGATCGTCGATGTCGACGGCGAGGATGTACTCGTCGACGCCGAGCTGCCGCCCGAGCACCATGCCGACATTCGGCTCGAAGGATAGTCGAGCGAGGTGATCGCGGATCCCCTCGATCGAGAAATCCCCTTTCGCCCAGTTCTTTGCGATGGGGTGCTTTCCCACGGACGAGGAGCCGTTTTTGGACTTACCGTGCGCCTTGCCGCAGGTGCATCCCCCGGAGTCGGTAGGGGCGTGAATCAGGATCGGCTTGAGGCCGGCCGCGCAGTATTCGGCGACGGCTTCCTCAGCGGTCTCGACGGTCAGCAGAGAAGCCGGGAGTACTAGGCTGGGGCGATTTCGAACAGGAGGGAGATCAGGGAGATCGGGAGGGTTGCTATCAGTGTCACCAGTGCCATCCGTGATTTCTTCCACCACGCCGATCGTCCTTTCCTGACACACCAGACAGAAGGACGAGACTAAGCGCCTCAGGGAACGGGCGTCAAGTTTCTGTTGCTAAACAGCGGCAACAATGTTTACAGTGAGTTCCGTGAAGCACGACGAATTTGTTGGCGTTCGCCTACCGCGTCAACTACGGGGGGCCATCGAACGAGAACGTCTGCGTATGAGCCGAGCGGCTGGCGCAGAGGTAAAACTGAGCGCGGTCATTCGCGCAGCACTCGAGAAACAGTTTCAGCAGCGTCGCCGGAGGGCGGCTTGATAATCCTGTCAGTGCTGGCGATCGTGGTCGGTGTTTCGTACGCGCTACACTGCGCGGTTCGCTTCGGGTACTCGCAAGCGATGATACACGTGCTGGAGGATATGCGCGCGGAACTCGACTCTGTTAAAGGCGAGGAAGGGTTCGCTTTGGTGATTCGAATTGTCCAGCGAATCGAGGCGCGCAAAGTCGGGTGGACGGCTAGAAGTCGGTAACCAGGTTCATTGTACGAACCATCTCCGCCGCCTGCTCTCCCGTCATCACGTCTCGCGGATTGAGCGCGAACATCTCCGCAGTCTTGTGTCTTTGTAGCGATGCCGCTAACTGAAGACGGTTTGTCTTGGCGTCCGTCTTGAACAGTTCCTTCTTCTCCACCTGCCGCCTCCGCACCCGCTCGATGACCTCCGGGGCTTGTACCCGTTCGAGTTCCCTGCGGAGCTCCAGTTGCGCCGACAGCTCCAGTGACGATGCCGCCGCCAGGAGTGTCAGCATGACGCCTCCGAGCTCTTGGTGGGTCTCGCCGACGGGTCTCGAGTAGACGAACCCGAGCAGGTCACGAAGTATCTCCTCGGGGATCCGAATCGACTGGGCGAGCTCGAACGCCTCCTCGAGAAAACGAAGCGCTCGCTCCTTCGGGTTTCTGAGCGACTCTTCCCCGAGCGCCAGCTTGACCCACTCGTCGACTTGGGATTGCAAATTTTCTAGCGGATTCATCGCGGCCGTCCGCTCTGCGCGTACTTCTCTTGCGCGTCGATCGCCAGGTCGAGACATTCGAGCGGATCGAGACCGAGATCATCGATCCATCGAATCGTAGAGAAGATGATGTTGCCGAGCTCTTTCTTGAACTCGCGCTGCTGCTCGTCACTGAAAGCCGCGTAACCGGCGTCGCGACAAACGCGCGCCATGTCTCCGATCCCGACCATCATCCGGAGAACAATGTCCCCGGTGCCGCCACGCAGAGGCGTGTATCCCCAGATCTGCCGCCCCTGCACGCGCAGCGCCGCAATGCCTGCGTGTACCTGTTCTCGAACCTTTTCGTGCTTCCTGATGTCCACTTCCACTGTCTCGCTCCTCTTGCAATTCGGATATTGCTCGCAAACACAATCGCTGTCGGCGCCGTCGATACTGAAGAACTGCGCCGGTGCGTTGCAGCGTTTGCAGAAGAATCCGTATCGAGCGGCTTCTTCTGACGAAATTTCTCGGTCAACACGAGTCGAGGTCGTCATGGCGATGGCGTCCCGCTGTACTGCCGATCGATCCACTGGAGCATTTTTGTCATCTCATCTGGATCGGAAGATCTGCGCCACGCATACCTGGTGCCATCGATAGCGACCAGCGAAGCGTCCACGAACCCGCCTCCGTCTCCAGAGTCAAACAGTACACTCATCTCAGAGACGGAGGAGATGCTAGTGAGACCCATTTTACCAGTCCGTCGACTCGCCGCCGTATTCAACCCATCCGTATCCGTGGATCGTAGTGAACATCGGCATCGTACAGACGATGGCGGAATACCCGTTCGCGTAGGTGGCTCCGTGCGACCACGGCTCTTGCGGTACGTTCGGGTACGGGATCGTCAGATTGATCCGCTGGTAGTTCTGCGTCGCTGGCGTCGGCGTCGAGGTGAACGGACCGAGCTCCGCCCAGGTCTTCACGAGTCCGTTCAGCGTGTACGCGCCAGTTGTGTTCTCGAGGCGACACGAGATTTTGCGGTCAGGAGGAGGACTCACGATGGCACCGATCTCTACGTCGACCCAGGCACCGCGAGGTCCCACGCCGTCTTGGTATCGGTCACGACTGATCGGGCAGGTCACGTCGCAGGTGTCGGTCGGTGATCCGCCGTGAACGATGAGCTGGTGAGTGCCTGTGGTTACCGTCAGGTTTTGCAGTCCAGCAACGGTTGTCGGTATGAAGGTGCACGCCGAGATCTTGCAGGCCGATCCGGCCATCTGCTTCGAGTCGTAGACGGCAGGCACCGCGGGCGATGCGTCCGCAGGAGGCACAAGTGGTGTGCCGATGCCGACAGAAATCAGAACGGCTCCGAAGAGAACGAGGAAAATAGCCAGGATGTTTCTCATTTGTGTTTCCTTTCACCAGTCAGTTGACTCACCCGCGTACTCGGTCCAGCTATACCCCTCTATCCGTGTACCCCACGGAATAGTGCAGTCGATCGAAGAGTAACCGTTGGCGTAAGTCGCTCCGTGTGCCCACGCTGTCTGCGGGACGTTAGGGTACGGGATCGGGAGATCGATGCGCTGCGTGCCGTGCGATGTCGGTGTGAGCGTTAGCACAGTCGGACTGTTCGGACTGATCTCTCGCGTGAGCGAGCCGTTGAGCATGAACGTACCGGTGGTTTCGCTGAGGGTGCAGTAAATATTTCTGCCTCCTGGTGACGACGAGACGGAGTTCACTTGAATCTCGATCCATGCTCCGCGAACCCCTACGCCGTCTTGGATCCTATCGCGGATGATCGGGCAGATGTATCCGCACGTGTCAGTCGGTCCCGCCTGAGGTCCCCAGGCGATGCCTAGAGAGTCCACTCCGGTAGCCTCGACATTGTACAGCCGATCCAATGTCATTGTCGCCGAGCATCCGTGCGGTACGCACGCCGAGCCGGGCATGTTCTTCGTGTCATACACCGCTGGGACTGCAGGTGTCGCGCGAGCGACAGCTGAATAGCGGAGCGCGACAGACATCACTACGAATCCGAGGATGATCAGACAGAGTGAGCTGACTTTCTTTTTCATGACTTCCTTTCAGGCCAGGCCTACGCCTGACTTCTTTCCGAAGATGCGATCGTACCCCTTGCGGTACGCCGGCGTCGACACCTGTGCGGGCCCGTTGCGGTAGATCACTTCGACGTTGCGCCATCCGTCGGCGTCTTCCTTGCCGACATTGACGAGTTCTTCACCGGGTGACATCGGAGTGCCTTCTTGGATCTCGTGGAAAGTGCCCACCTCGTACTCCCCCTCAACTCCGCGGTTTCGAACTACTTGGCGCACGCCGTCTACCTGCGGCCCCAGGCGCACTCTGTCGATCGTGCGTTTCATGGAATTCCAGGGATAGCTCTCGACAGTTCATAGAGGTGCAAGTGCCTCACGATTTCGTCGACAGACATTCCTGTCATGTCGATGGTGGGCTTTCTGTCCTGGGTCGCCCACCCGCCTTCGAGTTGCATTCCGGATGACATTTCAGGTCCAGTGTACCAGAGCTCATCAACGCGAGAGATCTGCGCGCGATCGATGTCCAGGCCTAGGTAGCGCTTACCCTCATCCCAATATCGAGCAAGGATGATCCATGAGCAGTGCGGGACAATCGGCAGTCGCTCGGACAGGTCGGCGACAAGTTTTCCGGCCGCTTCGATGTTCGCCGCTCGGTCAGGGCTCGAGAGACGATGGGCAATGTAGACGTGTAGCCGTTCGGTCATTTTGACTGTTCCGCAGGGTGTCGGGGCCACGCTCCAAAGAGTCCAATGATCATGTTCTGCACCATCGCATCAGGATCGAAGTCTTTCAGTTTTCCGTTCATCGTTGAGCACCGGATGGCGTAGCGTGCAGCGGTGCGTATTTGATCGAACAGAGGTTTTGATTCAAGCCCGGAGAAGGCGACACCGCGAAAAGGCGCCGGCGGCTCTTCGCGCCCCTCGGTGTAGAGCCAGTGGTCTTTCGGAAGCGGCATCGACGCGATGAAGCATCCGCTCCCGTCTGGAAGACGAACAGGCTCGGTCGCCGTTGGGATTTCGTGCGACGTCCACACGGTGCGCCCCTCGAGCATCACCTCGATTCCGTCGTCGCGCATCGCGACACCGAAGAGGCCCATCGGAGCACGAAACCCGACGCCGTTGAAAACTTCGTAAAACACGATTGTTGGCTCCCCGCCAACGAGTTCTGCTTCGACCTTCATGGCTTGGCTCCCAGTCCGCCGGTGCTCGCTTCGAATTCCTGGATACCTTGATAGATCGCAGCGCGCATGTTGATAAATCCGACAACTCCTCCGTGCATCATTGCGCGCAAGTACATTGCAAGCGGAGTGGCGTGGCCGTCTCCCGGGATACCTTGCGAATCCTCGTGTTCGATAACTCGCCACGCCAGAGCACGCCAGACGACATCCGTTTTGCTTGAGAGATCTTCCTCCGACAACTCGAAGACCCGTCGCCGCTCCTCCTCGCGAAACGTGTACCAAAGCGCCGACTTCAGATCGCGCATCGGCGTCTCGCTCTGCTTGAGCCCACACCGCCAGATGTACTTGACGGCGTTGCCGAGGTTGAGAGGCAAGTGTTCAATGAGCTCGATGCACTCGATGTTCGAGCCGTGCTGGTTGTAATGACGGGGGTGGTTCACCCGCTCGTTTGGATCTTCACTCTGCGTTGTCGGCATGCTTCGCATCTTCCTTCATCCGCTCCAATGCGGCGTTCGTAAAAATGGCCACCTCGTTCGCAGTCGCCGGTCTCGGTTCTGCCGACACCCACTCCTCCCCGATCGGCCAGCAAACGGTTGCGTGATCCGGATCGGGTAGCGGGCGTCGGGTGACAATGGTGACGGTACCGTCTTCTGGGAACGACTCGTGAAGCAGCAACGCCTCTTCGGTATACTTGTCGCCGGCGACGTAGGAGTGCTCGCGCGAGCGCAGACGTACCGGGCGCGGAGCAAAATCGGGAACGAGACCTCCGCCTTCGCCGCAACGGATGCGGCCGAGCGTGTGGGTAGGGGGGTCTACCGCGTAGGCGTCACGGATGTGGTTCGGTTTCCAGGACGTACCGAATCCGTCGAACGCTACGTCCCAGATCCGATTGACGACCCACCCACAGACGATCTCCGATTCGAAATCCCACGGGTGACTGTGGATCGTAGAAACGTTTTTGACAGCGAACCGCGGACACCAGATGTGCATCCGCACGTCCGACGACAGGTAGAGACGCAGCATCCCGAGCCCTTGGTAGGACCATCGGTATCGGTTGCCTTGCTCGAGGATGCGGGTGACGAGGAGCTGAGTCGTGTTCATCTCCGAGCCACTCTACCGCCCATCCCGCCTCCGGTCAATTCTATTGTTTTCAACGTCCACAACTGCTAGCATTCGTCGCCATGGGATATGCCTGCAAAATTCTCGCTGATTCAATCTCACTCGCCGGCCATCGAATCACGACATTCGAGGTGACGTTTCCTCGCATCGTGCTCGCGGAGGTCAACACTCACTGCATGCTCGCGCGCTGTAGCGCTAGCTCACGAGCTCAACCGGTACCGAAGAAGATCAACGCCGTTCAACTCGATCCGTTCATTCCGGAAGCGTTTGGGCGCAACCAGAAGGGCATGCAGCCAGGAGAAGCGCTCGATGGACAGGAAGATCGGAAGGCGCGAGAGCTCTGGGTAACCGCTGCCTCTGACGCCGTCTATAACGCCGGCAGGCTCGCAGCACTCGGCGTGCATAAGCAGTACGCGAACCGCCTTCTCGAGCCGTTCAGCTGGCACACGGCCGTCATCACGGCGACGGAGTGGGACAACTTCGAACACTTGCGCGTGAACCCGATGGCGCAGGGCGAGTTCCAGACGATCGCACGGATGATGAAGGAAGCGCGCGAGCATAGCGAGCCGCGCAAGCTGCTCGAGGATGAGTGGCACATGCCGTACGTCGGATTCCACGAGGGGATCGAGCTACAGAAGGACGCGATCAATCCGGTGAAGGTGTCGGTTGCTCGCTGCGCTCGCGTCTCGACTCTCACCCAAGATGGCGTCAGGGACTCTCGCGCAGACGTCGCGCTGTACGAGCGCCTTCTCGAGTCGGGGCACATGTCTCCGCTGGAGCATGTTGCGCGACCGATGACGAAGTGGGAACTTCTTATTACCGAATCTTTCGATATCGCGCTCGATGACGGACCGATCTTGCGCGTGGCCTCTTCATCCTTAGACAAGGCCCCAACGATCGGTGATACCTGGAGGACGGAAGACAGTCTGAAAACGATCACCTATGCCAGGGGTCCGGTTCACTTTTCTGCAAAATTCAACGGCTGGGTCTCGCGACGCCAGTTCGTACACGGGGAGCATGATATCCTCGGACACCGAGCCGCAAAATGAACCATCGAGAAAAAACCAAGAAACTGATCGAGCTCGCCTCCGACGAGCGCACGCCGAAGGAAGAGCGAGCGGTCGCTGCGGTGCAGGCGGTCGCGCTCATCCACAAGTACGACTTGCTCTCGAGTCCGCTCGACGGAATCGCTGACATCGACAACGACACCGTACAGGCCGCTCGGGCCATCTATGAGACGTTCACCAATCCGAGCGTTGCTAGCGCTTTCAAGAAGGTGGGCGCCAAGCTCAAGAAGAGACGGTCTGGTCGGTAGACCCTGGCGGGGGTACCATCTGGATCATGGCCACACGTCATCAAGTGATCTCGAAGCCGAAGAAAAAGAAGAAGCAGGACTCCGCCACGACGAAGCATCGTATGCAGCAGTTGTGGAAGAAGGCTACCGGAGGCGTGCGCAGCAGCAACTCTCGCTGAGTTTCAGGTAGAGAGCGAAGACCGGCCACGCGACTAGGCAGACGCCAAGGAAGGCGGCGTCTGCGGCGGTGAGTTTCATCGTTTTCCTTCCTTCTCGAGTCGCTCTACGCCCATCGTCGCCGCCAAGCGCAGCACCTCGGCACGGGTGACGTCGATCCCGGGGCGTGACATGCGCTTCGCGATCTTGTCGATCCGTTCGATGAGGTTCTCTGGAAGTCGGATGCCGGTGTGGACTTGCTTACTCATGTGGATTTTTTCTGGGCGTGTTCCGGACACCATACATCACCGTCCCTACAAGCCCACTCGGATCCTCCGCCGTCAGGCTTGAGCGGGAAATCGATATCACGATATAGAACCGGATCCATGTGATCTGGTCCAGTGTAGGCGATTGCTGTTGCAGTGGTGTATCGCTTGCAATCCTGGTTTCCGCAATGAGCCACGATAGGAGCGCGGATCATTTTTTCTCCGGGTGGAACTTCCCGTCTCGGAAGATCCCGTTCGACTTCGCCCAGACGTCCTCGCGATGCTCGCGTCGCTTGCGCATCTCGTCGGTCGTAGCGGCGAGTTTGGCGGTGTGCTCGGTCAGATCCTCTCGCGCCTTCCTGAGAGCGCGTAGCGCCGGGTAGGATGGGCGGTTCACAGGGGCGCCTCGAACTCCGTCGTGGACGGGACCTCGGTGTCCGGAGAAACCGTGAGTGCGAGCAGGCACAGCTCCGGAGTGATGCCTTCGCGAAAGCCGACGTCTTCGATGTACGCCTTCCAGATCACATGGGTCTTTCCGTCGGTGCCGTTGACCACGTCGACCTCGGAGCTGGAGTATCGTCCAGCGGCTACCTTCTTCACTTCTTCGTTGAACTGGAACAGTGTCATTCTTCCTCCGGCCATTCGATCAAAACGTGAAACCCTTTGACCTCGATGGTCACTCCGTCGTGTTGACGTACGAGGCGCACGCGAGCCGTGGGAGGGATACGTTCTTCCGGCGGCTTGCAACCAGACATCTCTGCCGCGAGATCGCGAATCTCTTCGAGGGAAAGTTTCACTCGATTGGTTTTCACGATCGTTCTCGCTTGAGATAGGCGGCAGGATATCCGCCGTTCGCTTCTGAAACGCAGACAAGTTCCCATCCGTCTCTTCCGAACGAATTGAGTACTTGCTGACGGTTTTCCTTGGAGCCAGCTAGGGTCACCTCGATGTACTCCCACTTTTTCATCCGTCCTCCGAATTCAGCGCCAGTACGAGCGTGAGCTGACCGAGGGCGTCAGCTACGTCAGCGCCTAGACATCTGTTCGATGTTGGCGCGTCTTCGCCGAAGTTGTCACTCGACGCCTCCCATTTGAATCCGTCCAGGTTGTGCTTGAGGGATCGCAGCGTGAAATTTCCACCCGTCTTCTCGATGACTTCGAGGATCTTGAGCGCCTGAGCGGCTCGGATTAAGGCCACCTCGAGCCGAGAAACGTTTTCTCCTTCCTCTGCTTTCGGAATGAGGGTCAGATCCAGGTTCTCCTTCCTCGCCTTCTCGAGCAGGATCGCCACCCCTTCCAGGATCTCGACGTCGGTCACAGTGTTCACGGTGATCACGGTTTCACCTTGCGGAGCGGACTGTCGCGAGTGGTGACCTCGAGAGCATCCATGGCAGCGCGATGCGGATCAGAAAAATGGCGTCCAGCGATGTCTCGCTCGTGAACCCATGCGTCCGCGGCTGCGCAGGCGATGGGCGACGACTCGAGCCATTCCTGCTCCTCTTTTTTGGAGAGACGCCAGATGGATTTGTTCATTTTTACCCCTGCTCTTTCTTGAGCCGCTTCATCCACCGAGCGGCATGAACAGCTCGCTCCCGATTGTTGCCGCCTTCGTTGTTGATCATGTCTCGCATCAGGCCTTCAAGGTCGCCGCGACGACGCCGGCAAGAACGAATCAGAGATACGCCGTTGGTTGCTCCGAGTTCACCGCGCGTGAGGCGAATTCCGGCGTGGGAGTTGACTACTAGATCGATCAGGTTGACCTCTGCAGTGAGCCACTTGTGGCCGTACGCTTTGGCCTGAAGGATCCCGGTCGCCCAGGACGGAAGCGTTTGCTTCGAGCGGTAGAACTCGACGTCGGTCAGGTTGGGGAAACGACCCATGCTAGGCCCTACGCCCACCCTCCCAAAAATGTTCCCTCCCGTCAATCACTGTTTGACAGGGGAGAACGGGAGGACACAATGCGTAGGACGGATCATGGTGCGCGAAACTGTTCCGATGACCGCCCTTCTTACAGTGGGACTGATCGGGGCCTACGAGCTCGAGAAGCAGGCCGGCGGGTACGAGGTGTGTCTGAAGTACGGGTTCAAGCCGGATCAGGCGACACTGGAAACCGCGGCAACATCAGTATTTCTTCATGATCCGAGCTCGGTTTTCCACCTGGTTGGAAATGTTGCCTGTCTCCTTGTTTTCGGGATCATCGTCGAGCGGGCCATCGGGAGTCTTCGTTTTCTGATGCTCTTCCTGGCCGCTGGCGTAGGCGGAGCGCTGCTCCACGGGGTCATCTACGCCGGGTCGTCAACGCCTCTGGTCGGCTGCTCCGGGGCGGTATTCGGTCTTCTGGCGCTCGC